TGCCTTTGCGTACTGCCCACTTGTCTATCACTCCTGATGGTGGTTGCTTTGTAGTGTACTTGTAAGGTGAGTTAGGTGCTTTAGCACTTGACTTACTACCCTTAACCCCTTTATCTACAAACTTAGCGTAACCCTCTGCTACAAAAGACATATCTACTGCACCACTTGGATACACCTTGATAAAGTACCCTAGACTACTACCTAAATCGCCACTAGCATTTCTGCCTTTAGCGTTTAATATACCTCTAGCAGTCTGTACTACCTTTCTGCCAAAGGTGTCTAATACTTTATCTACGTTACTCATTATGCAGTTGCTATAAATACTTCTACATCAACACTAGCAGAGCCATGTGCATTATGTATATACATATGCTCAATCGCATCTATTGAAGTTTGTGCTGCTTTACTACCAGCACCATTAGCATTAATACTAAATAATGTTGTACTACTTGTTGGCTTTAATTCTATTGCACCAGCAGCAGCAGTAACTGCTAAAGTTAGTATTACTTCGTTTGTGTCATCTAAGTTTGTTACTCGTATATACTTAGTATCTTCAGTATCAAATTCTTCACCTGTTGAAGTACTTAAAAACTCTGCTAAAGTAGCAGTTGTGTTCGCTGGTATAGTGAAAATTCTTTTAGATACATTACCAATGCCTGTTATAGACTTAGTAATCGTTTGGTCATACGCAGTACCATTTAGTGTTATTTCTTCTTTTATTTGCACACTTAGTGTTGCAGTTGAAACAGTTGTTGCCATTTTTTTTAATTTTAGTTTCTATTATATATTATTATTATATTACTATTATATATCTATATATATATATTATATAGTGTATATATTCTTGTTTGTGTCCTTTTGTTGTTACGCAAATCGTGTAACCCACTCACTCTTAGATAGTTAGCATTTTTACTCATAAGCGACATCTCCACTACATTGACTTGCGTTAAATCCTACCTCTATACTAATACTAGCAGTCCAGCCACTTACCTCATTATCAAACCTCTCTGTAAAAGGCTCACAACTAACACTAGGACTTATAGCTACTTCTGTTTGGAAGTCTGGTATGCGTTCAAACGATGCAGTTTGATTTTTAAGCAAACTAATTACATCGCCAATAGTTTCTAGCGTATCACTAAGTACATCTCTCTCGTTGCTCTCATCTTTGCTTACTAAGTCCATAACTATAAATTGAAAGTTATATGTTAGTGTGTGTTGTGCAAAGTTAGCAGTAGCAGTAGATACGTGAAGTAGTGGGTAGGTAGTTTCTGTTAGGTCAATCTCAAATATATCGCCTATTGTTGTGGTTTGTATTTGTGTATGACTACTACCTATCTCTTCAAATATCCTATAAAGCATTTGAAGTGTTACGTTTTTAATCTCTGTTCCTGTCGTTAGTATCATCTTCTATTCTGTATGTGTGTTAAATCTTTTTGGTACGCTAAGAAGTTAAAGCACTCGTTTACCGATAACTCTAACACCTCATCAAATTTTAATATATCGCCATTTGCTAAATTATAAATTAAACTGTACCAGCCGTACTTTTCGTTAAATTGTTCTTCTTCTGTCTTAAAAGTTTGCGCCTCTCTCTCCTCGACAGGCTCTTTGAATAAACTTGCGTAGTGGCTATGTAATCCGTTGCGATAGTCAAAAAAAAACTAGCAGCACCATTAACAGTATCTACACTTAGATTATCTTTAAATATCTTTGCTCGTTTCTTAGCAGTTCTAAAGTCATAATCTTCTACCTTGTACTTCTCGCCCTTTTGTTCTGTAATAGGTCTGTAAAGAATAGCCATAACACTATCCATAGCACTCCAACCATCACCAAGTTTATTATCTAAATCGACAAACTCTTTTAGCTTTAGTTCGTGTAAGTTAGGGTGAAAGCCATAATCTATACCATCAATCGTTATAATTAGGTTAAGGTCTTTATTAGCTTCGTTATCCATTAGCTTTGCTAGTTGTTCCATTACTGCATCTATATCTGACTTCTTACAACCTTGTAATAGTTTCTTAGGTGCATTAGTAAAAGCACTAATAGTTGCTATCGTTTTCTCTAACTCATCTTCAACACCCTCTACACTTAACATAAAGTCCATATACTTACCTAAAGATACTTGCGACCAGCTTGTAGGTATAGAGTAATTTGTGTTGTTAATAACTAAATCCATACTATAAAATATAAAAGTTTAAAATTGAGTATAATTGCACGTTTTTGTTTATTAAAAATTGTTTTAAAAAGGGAGTGTGCTAATAGCCACTCTTTTTTTATTGCACATAATACACACCCTGTGGTTTTAGTTCATAGTACATTCGCATAGCTAAAGCATCACTAAAGTCAGGAGAACGACCAATAGCACTTTTAACCTCATCTTTACTTATCAGTTGTAGCTTAGTGTCCTTATCGAAGTTCTTACGTCTTACTTGTTCCAATTCTTGTACTATAAAGTTCTTGTGAGTTATATTAGTACAGTTAATATACACCTTAGACTTATTTAGAGCCTCGCTAAGCGCATAATAGCATTGTGTCTTTAGATTGATATAGTTTTCTTTTTTAAGTGCCTTAGAATTGTTTACAAAGCCTTTGCATCTCAATATATCCTTAACACCACCACCTACACCATCATCATCAACTATAATATTACCTAGTGATACGTTGTAGTTTCTCTGTATTGTGCGTATTTCATCTGCTGCTTGTGTAATACTATTAGTGTCTAGCACCTTAAAATACTCGGCTCGTAAGCCATTCCAATAAATTATTACTGTCTTATCCTTACCAAACCTAGCTATATCGGCAGTTATGTACCCTGTACCACTAGGAGTGTCTTGTAATTCAAAAGCACCTAGTATAGCGTTGTAGTTTATTAGCTTATCTTCGCTATCGTCATACTCCCAATTACCATATAGTAGTCGTTGCTTACTGATATGGTCTAGTTTCTCTAGCTGGTCTTTGTAATGCTTAGATATATGCCTATTATCGGTTACTAACGATTGTATGAACTTCCGATATTCAGGTAGCCTATTCTCTTTGTGTGGTTTGTAGAACGTACTATATACCCATTCTTTACTAGGGTTGCAAGTCATAAGCACCTTTGGTATTATATTGTATTGGTCTAGCTTGTATCTTATCCTACTGCTCACTATCTGTTTAGCTTTCTCTGTTATTTGGTTACACTCATCTATAAATGCAGCAGTAAGTTCTAATGAACCTAGACTATCAAAGTTCCTATCTGATGGGTATTGGAATAAGTCTTTTAGTATAACCTCTGAACCATTGTAAAACGTAATGATGTTACTTGATGCGTTGTATTTGTAATGTGTGTTGGCTTCTATACCCCATTGACTACATACATCAAAGAAAGTGTTTAGTGTTGTCTTTTTAAGACTATCTAGCTTACTACGACCTATCATACATCTTATACCATCGTGTGAAGTGCATAACCATATAATCCAAGCACAACCCAAGAAACTCTTACCACCACCAGCAGCACCACCATACAGTACTTCTGTTGTGGTCTTGTCTGTTAGGTAGTCAATCGCTAACCATTGTTTATCCGTTAGTTTCGCTTTCATCATCTCGCATTAGAGTTATTGTGATAGGCTTAAACTCTCCTGATATATCTAACTCTTGTTTCTCTACATAACCTCTTTTCTTGCCTTTAGTCTTTAGGTAGAATATAGTGGCTTGTGTTCTACCCTTACCTATCTGTTTGTGTAGTTGGCTTTCAGCAAAGTCAATAGCTACATCATCAATGCTCTTAACTGCTTTATGGTATGCCTCATCATCTTTTAGCCATTGGTAGTGTGTAGTCCTATCTATTCCTACTATCTTACAAGCAGATGTTACTACTCCTAATGTCTTTTCTAATGCCTCTAGCATAGCTATTTTATGTTTCTCTGTTCTATCTTGCATAGTGTTGGATTTTGTTGTTTACTTGCCACATAAGGCGCATACTATTTTGTCCTTTGGTTGTGGTTCGTTTTCTTCATCAAAGCTATTTATTATATCATCTTCATTAAGCCATACATCTAATCCCCAATCTTCTAACTCTACACTATCCCATTCATTAGCTAGTATATCCCAATCCCAATCGCCAAAGCCTAAGTTATCTTTTATTATAAACTCATTCTCTTGTTCTTTAGTAATATGCTCTGCAACTATTACAGGTACTTCTTTGTACCCTAATTCTACTAATGCCTTATACCTCATATTACCACCAAGTATAATACCATTTTCATTTATCACTATCGGTCTTAACTGCAGCATTTGTGGAAAGTCTTGTATTGACTTCTTTAGCTTTTCAAACTTAGCAGTATTGACAAGTCTAGGGTTAATAGGATTATTGCGTATGCTATTAATAGGTACTCGTTCCATTGTATGTAAATAATTTATTGTTTATCCTATCTAACTCACTTTGTTCTTCGTTTAAATGCTTTTGCCTTTTAAGTTCAAAGTTGAGGTGGTCTATTGCCTTTTGTATGTCCTTAGATATATCGTTGTTAGGTTTCTTACCACATCTCATTAGGTAGGCTAGTGCTACACCTAAGTTATAGTTGTTGCCACAAAAGTCCTCTATGACTTCGTGTGCTTCCATTTTGTAATAAGTTCCTTTGTAATAATTTGGTGTTTTCATAATGTATCTACTATCTTTTTAATTCCGTTGTAGCAAGTAGCTATACAACTACTGCAATTAGATGTTGTCTTATATCTCGTTCTATGTATCTCATTATATAGCGTAATCAGTTCTGCTTTAGCTTCTCTGTTTTGTGCTACTCCTGTCTTGCATAGTTCCCATACTTTTAGTATGCGCTGCTTCTGTTCTTCTGTTATAGGTTTTTCCATTTTCCCTTTGGGCATTTCTCTGATTTCCAACTTGCTTTAGTTTCTATTGGGCAACCACATAAACTACACTCTACATCAGGTGTAAGGTGTGGACATCGAGAACAGATATATGTTCTGTCATAATATGTTGTTACATCTACATTTTCAAAACCACCTAGTACTCTCTTGCTTACTGCTTTGAGATAGTTATAGGTCTTTACCATCAAGTTTGGAGTGTCCATTTTCTTTCTGTTGTCCATATCTATAAAGTTTAATAATTCCTATTGGTGCGTGTTCGTCAGACAGTACTATATCTACATCATCAAAGGTCATTTCTTCTAAGTTAATAATGTATTCTAATTGCCCTATTTCATCATAACATTCTATGATGCTCAAACCATAGCCTACTAATCGTTGTAAATCATCATAAATCATTACGCTTTTCTTTTAGTCTTTCTTTTATATATTCTTTTACTTTCTTTATTGTTATGTAGATATTCATTCTGCTTATCTTAGTCTTTTTACTAAGGCTAGTATAGGTATATTTTCTACCATCATTATCACCAAGCACATACAATCTAAATAGTTCTCTATCATACCAATACAATTCAGACAGAATATCATTAATCATATCACTATCCTGTATAAAATATAAATCATCAGGAATTAGTATATGTACTGCTTTAACAAGGTCATCATTAAAGGTAACATCTTTGTAAGGTCTATTGTATTTGTAGTAGTACTTAGAAGTCTTAGAGTAGTAGTTATTCTTGCATAGTCTTATGAAGTACCACTTAATCTTTTTATCTGTAATAAGTTGTTCTAGCTTTTCTGCATCTTCGTATAGATACATAAATACCTCTTGGGTAACATCGTCTAAGTGCTTTGCTGGTATGAAGTTAGCAGCAGTATCTTTTAATTGTGTAAATAGTTCATTATCAATCACATAGCATTATACGAAAAAGTATATATAAGTTTCTAGGTGTTGATAAATAGTTATTAACTAAGTTATAAACCACAGTAACCACTATCACAATCAGTAAAATCATCATCAAATAGTTGAATTTGATTAAAACTATTTTTTATGTCTTTATATTTTATTTCACTTTTAAATCTAGCCTTATTACTATTGTATGTTTTTTCTTCCTGTTTAATAAACCAATCAAATTTTTTTTCTTCTTTATTGCTCATATGTTTTAACATAATAGTATTTCTATGAAAGCAACCAACACAATTATTAGCATAGGCAAATCTTACAGGCTTATCTATCCAATATTGCTCTATGTTATCTTTAAATATAGCATCTTTAATTAATGGAAATGTAGGAACTCTGTAAGGTATTGTTTCCCATTTGTTTCTACCATTCTTAGATTTTTCCCAAGTACCTTTCATATATTGAATGCCGTTTGTACATCTTTCTAGCATAGCTTTGGCTCTGCGTTGTTCGTTTGCTCTAAAGCCTATACGCATCTCTACAGGCTCTATGTTAAATTTTTCTGCCCACCAATAAAATATAGGGTTTATTTTCATTTCTATAGTACAAAATCTTTGTACTTTATTAGGTAAATAAACTTTATCGCCTCTTTTTATTACCTCATCAAATGTTTTGCCACTTATCCAATCTATCTTTTGTCCTATGTATTGCTCTAAATCTAGCATAGTATATATTATAGTATCTTGCTCTAAAGTACCTATAAATTCTTTGCCTATCTTGTCACTTACTACTTGTCTTATTTTTTTGTCTGGGAATAGACAATCTTTGTCGTCTGTTCTAACTAGTGCAAATACATTAGCATCAGCAGGATAGTGTGCTGCTATGTAACTTGATGTTTTACCACCACTTAATGAGTTTACTGTTTTCATAATAAATCTTTTACTTTCTGTTTGTATATTTCTATCAGATATTCTAAGTCAGTCTTTGAGTATTTAACAGATTTGTGGCTAAGTGCTACTATTTCATCTACTGCATCTCTGCCTAATTCAGCTACTAACTTGTTGCCATAAATCCATTTTTCACCCTCACTATATAGGTTGCACTTAGGGCATTGTGGTCGGCAGTTGTGTTCGTGCCATCTCGTGCTGGTATGCTTACGACTTTGGAAGTGTCCGTTGTGCATCTCTTTAACGTGCTTGACTACACCACAAGTATAACACTCTACCATTCCATTAATAGAATATGCCCACCTAATGTATTGGCTAAAGTGTTTGTCTAATTCTTTTTTGAGTTGTGCGTGTGTCTTTGTCTTTTTAGCCATTCATCATATTGTTTATCAGTTCGCCATTGAAAGTATAATGTAAGTCCTGTATATGCTATGCCTAGTATTAAGGCTATTAAATATATCTCTCTCATTTTAATCGTTTTGCTTTGTTAATAGTCATAGCTATTGCCTTTTGACTTTGTTGATGCTGCTGGTATTCTGTTAGCCTACCTTGACTTCGTTTTTTTATGGCTCTTTGCTTGTAGTCATTAATCCATACAGACCAAGTACGCACATTAATAAAAGCACTTGTACCTTGTTCAGCATCTCTTAAACCTTTTTCAAATGCAAATTTAATCTCATCTATCGGTAGATTAGTGTGGTAAGTAATTAAGTCATTGTATAATAGTTGCGCCATTCCTTTCATCTGTTCCTTGTCAGGCTTTTGCCCTAACGATGTGTAACACATACCTACTAAGTCAATGCAGAATAGTTTTACCTCATTGACTTGACCAGCTTTTAACATATCAAATACTCTCATTTTTCTTTTTGCGTTTATATTGTTTATTGTAAATCATTCTATCTTTTTTATACTCGTACTCATATCCCATAAGCAGCATATATGGAGAGCAAGTTACTAATTTCTTTTTAGTCATTTAACATATCGTTTCTAACACTTTGCCAAGTGTCCATTACATTATTCTTTTTAGTTCCAAACTTACTTTCGTTCTTACTCCAAGTCTTTAGCCTACGAGCAATATCAAAAGTCTTTTGTAGCTCATACCTCAACTTAGTCTTAGACTTGTTATGCTCTGTCCAATAATCTATAAAGGCTTCTAACATCTCAACACTATACAGTTCTTTAAATGCAGAAACTTCCATTAGAAACTTATTAGTAACAGTATCTAAGTTGCGTTTCTTTTTAGGCTTATCATCAAGCTGGTAAGATTTATAGTTTACAACAGTTATAAGAGAGTTTTTAGTAGTACTTGATATGTCTATATATCCTTGTGATTTTAACTTCTGTAAACGCTTGTAAATAGTAGATGGTTTTAGGTATAGTTCTTCACTTGCAGTTATCCTACCTGTAATGAATTCACCTACATCTACCTTTCTACCATAGACTACATTAGGTGTTGTGTTGGCTTTGAGTATGCACCACACAAAAACCTTTAGTAGTTCTGCATCTGCAAACACTCCGTTATCTAATATCTTACGATGTAGCTTAATGTAGCCTTGCATTACTTAGTCAGTTTATATTGTGCGTATCTTACAGGTTCACCAAACTTGTTCTCACTTTTTAGAATAGTAGTTTCTATGTCATAGCCATCATCTTTTAAGTTAAATATGATTGCTGCTAATCGCATAATGCTATAATCGAAGAACGCTTGAACAGGAGTTAATGCACCTACCTCTTGCAGATGTCTTAGTACTTTTTCTTTTTGTGTTAATTTTGCCATAATTTTATTTGCTAACGGTTTGTTTTACTTCTACAATAATATCCATCAGACTATCATATATAGTTTCTACGTCTTGATTATTGTCGGTAAATTTAATAATTTCTTTTTCATATTGGTCTGCTACTTTCAAAAGTCTGTTAAACTTTAGCTTTACTATCTTAGAGTGTGTACCTTTAAGATTGTATAGTTGCTCGTTAAAACATCTAAAGGTAGCTATTAGTAATTGCAAATCTATTGTGTGTTCTTTTGTCATTACGCTAATGCTTTACGAATTTGTATCAGGTCTGCTATTGCTCTATCTACTTCGTCTAACGCTTGTAATTCGTTTATCCTCTCAATGCGTTCAGATTTGGTCTTGTACTCTGCAAACACTAAATTAAACGCTTCTATGTATTCAGGATACATTCTAGGGTTTTGTATGTATTGCTTGTGCAGTTTAAGATAATGGTAGAAGTTAGTTCTATGCTTACAGAAATGTTTAGCTAGTTGTGCTGGTTTCATACCACACTCCATCAGAATATTACTAATTACCATACGAGCCATTACTTGCTCTTTGTACTTTGTTTTAACATTAATATCGTCTTGCTCAACAGATATATGTTTTGATGTTATAAACATCAGTAGTTCTATTTCTTTAGTTAAGTTCATTATCTTATTGTTTTATGGTTATCGTCATCGTTTAAAATCTTGTAAATGTCAGGTTCAATTTCTTTTATCTTTCGATAGATTGCCCTTACATCTTTCATTACCTCTTGCCTAGTGGTCTTAGGTATGTCAGTACCTGTTACCGTAGTAACTAGGGATTGAGCCTTTGCTAATAGTTTACTTGTTGTCTTTTTCATAAGTCTGTATAAAAGTCTTTTTGATTTTGTTCGTACTCATAATCTTCTATCATATCAGGGTATGCTTCTTCACATTCCAAACATATAGATACTTCTTCATCTTCTATTAATCGTACCTCGTTATCAGCACCACAACAAGAAGTAACCATATCAGTACAGTTATCTCTATCGGTTGCTAGTTTATATTGGTCGTAAGTCATAATTAAAAAGGGTTATCATCGCCAAAGGCATTATCAAAACTCTCTAACTTTTCTTCTTTAGATTGCTTAAACTTCCAAGCATCAGCAGATGTATAGTAGTTACCCTTATACTCTCTTGATGATAGGTTAAACAATACAGTAACCTCATCGCCTATTGTTACATCTCTAAGTAAATCTACTTTGTCTTGACCGAACAGATTAAAGCATAACTCTGAATTGTATTGACCACCTGTGTCAATTACAAACGATTGCTTTACCCATTGTTTACCAGCTTTGCTAGTTCCACTTTGTAAGTCTAATACTTTGACTAACTTACCTTTCATTTCTAAATTCATAATGTTTAATTTAATTGGTTAATTTATCTTTTAAAACTTTCACTCTCATCTTCGCCAAACACACCTAATGCGTAAAGTCCAGCTAACTTTAAGACTGCTCTACTCATCGCCCTTTTTTCTGCCATCTCCATAACATACCAAGAGTTAGTATTACCATCTTTGTAATTGGCAGCCTTTAAGGCACTTCCAAAGGTTTCTATGGCACTTTCTTCGTGTAGGTTAGCACTAGCCTTAACTACTGCAAAATTAGGCTCACATCGTATAACCTCGTAAGAGATGTATATACTTAGGTTTGCTTGTATCTTGTCTATGCCACTACGAGTTATGATAGTGTAGTGTTGGTGCTTAAATAAATCATCAGAAGTTAATCCGTTCTCTTTAAACACTCTGTTTAATGTTTCTTGCTTTGTCATATTAATATGCAACTAGATTGATAATTCCTAATATGTCTAGCACTATGAATAGGGTTGCTAGACTTAACCCTAATGCGATTGTAATTTTAGTATCTCTTTTCATATTAAAGATTGTTATAAATTTTTACTAAACTTTTTGCAAGTTCTAATGAATGTTTATATGCTTCTATTTGACCTTGAAACCACTCTACAAGAGTTTCGTTATCTCTTTGTTTATAATAAATTATTTTTTCTTCTGCGTTTTGTAGCATATCTTCTAACATTGATACATTACATTGTGCGTGGTAAGTTACATCGCCTAGTTTGACTTTCTCTACTTGTACTCTACAAGTGTCGTTATAAATTTCTGAATATTTGTGCATAAGATAATTGTTTAGTTATACCACCAAAACCTCGCATTTATTACAGTGCGAGGGCGTTGGTGTGTGGTTATTGCTATCTATATTCTTGTGGTATTTTTCCAACACAAAAGTTATTGTCGCATTCTTCTGTTTCTTCATTTAAATAATTCATACATTCAGAACATTTATCAGATAAAAATTCTTCTTTTTCTTCTAAATATACATCTTTTTCAAATTTTTCTAATTCTATTGTAGTCATAATAAGGTTGTTAAATTAATAATTGTTTGGTTTGGCAAATATAAACACTTTTTTTAAATATAAACAAATTTTTGTAAAAATATTAATATAAATATATATATACTAGATAGTATTATATATATAAACTATAATATATATATAGAGTATATTCTTGTTAGTGTTACTTCGTTGTTACGCTTTAAGTGTAAGTAACTGACTATAAGGGCATTAGGATATTTATAGGAAGTGTGCCATTTTCTTTGACTACCATACACCCTATTGCTGGTTTCTTTCCAGCTTTAGCGTATGCCATAGCGTAGCTTTCGTGGTCGATACCACAACCTACTTGACTGCCAAAGATACGATACTTCTGACCTACATAGTGTTCGGTGTAGCATTGTGTGTGTAGATGTCCTTGTATTGTATTCATCATATCGGCTCTGCATTTAGTTCTTGCAGTACCAGCTTCTCCGTGTATGTATTGCACATCATCTTTCACATAGCGTTCTACAAAATCCCAATTAGGAGTTTCTAAGACATCTTTGTAGCTTTTAATCCACTTACTAGGGATTGCACTAGTTTGTGCCTTACGCATTATTATTCTATCGTGATTGCCTATTAATACAGTTGCATACTCAAAGGCTTTGTACCACTTTGCTATTTTGCTAATAGCTAGGTCAAGTTCATCACCACCACCCATACCATCAGCAGATGTTTCGTGATAGCTAGAATAGTGATTATCTATGACATCGCCAATAAATACAACTTCGTTGCAGTTATGTGTGTGGTATTGTTCTAAGCAAAATTCTAAATAGCCATCTAAACAGAAAGGCTCGTGTATATCGCCAATAACCAATATGTTATTAGTTTTGTGTTTGCGATAGTTTTGTAGTAGTAGTTCTTCATCAGGCTTTAATCTATAACGATTGTTTGGCATTTTCCTTGATTTTAATTACTTTTTCAATACCTCTGCTTCCAAAGTATGCAGAGAAGCTAACTAGCAATAAACTTTGGTATATCTCTTGATACCCACTAGCTAACGTAAACTCCCCTATGTTACCATCTAAGAAGCTAATTATCACAAATATAAATAAAAGAAAGATTAATGAAGCTGGTCTAATATTTTTTGCTAACATACTACTGTTCACATCTGCTTCCCATCTTCTAGTAACATTATCTTCTATTACTTTAGTATATTCTGTTTCTAAAGACTTTAGTTTAGCCTTTAACACTAAACGTTCTTCTTCACTTGTAACAACTTCATCTACGAGTTCTGTTACACCATTACTAAATAATCCTTTAATTATATTTCCTATTGGTAAAGCCATATTGCTGCTGGTTTATCATAATCCATATCTACGTGTATAAAGGTCTTAGCTATTCCTACTCTACGACCTAAGCCAACTTTGAATAATGCGTTAAGTATTTTGCTTCTATCTGTACTATTATTACAATGCAAATCAACTGCTTTACAAGGTACTTTAACGTGGCTACTTCCTACTCGACCACCTACGCTAAGATTATGAGCTGGTTGTCTATATGAACTATTTATTTTAAAAGGTACACCAGCTATCTCTCTTGCTTCATCTAGCTTATGTAAGAAGTCTATGCACATCTTACCACCATCGCTAGTAGGTAATCCACTACCCTCTAATGTAGGGCAGTCAAATTCTTCAAAATTAAAATGTTTTAACATTTACCTTGTCCTCTGTATTTATGTTTGTAACCACTCTGCCCTTTAGATGCGTTTTTAGAGTGTCTATTTGGTCTTTTCTTCTTCGCTTTCTTGCGATATGTTCCACCTATTAGTTTAGCCATTATTTTCTTTTACGATATGATATATACTTATCTAGTGTATAAATGATAGATACACATAATAGAATGATTTGCAGTACTTGCTCAACCTCTGTAAAGCTAATCATTAGCGTAACGCTATTTAATCCTAGTACATCTGCGTTTTGACTTATCAGACTTTTCATTATCTTTCTTTGTTAAATAGCTTTTTAGCTTTGTTATATTTTCTTCTTTAATCTTATATATCGAAACTCGCATCTAAGAAACTTCTAAGTGTTATTCTATTACTTTGCTCGTGTCTATCCAATACTATACCACTAAAGTAAGTATCTTTTGTAGGTGCTAAATCCCCATTACTATTAGTAGTGTATTCAGGGAACAAATGGTTATTGTTACATAGATAATCTACTAACCTTGTAGCGTAATATTCAGCAGTATTTTTTACTATCTCTCGCATATACTTAATATCTTCAAGTGATGCTGGTGTAGATGTTTCTGAAATCTTACGCACTATATCTTTGTTCATTATTTTGTATGATAAAAAAGGTAAACACTCATACAAAGCGTAGTGGATTAGTACAGGCTGTATATAATCATCGGTAAATGTTTTGTAACTACCTGTAAGTGTATCAGCAGTTATATCTTCTTGTATCTTGTCGTACAAGTCAGTACCTAACAACTGATGTATATGAATATCTTGCGCTACCTTAATGTATGGTAGCAATAACTCTACATCTACATTACCATTGATAGTAGTAGATTTTTTTATAGTGTCCTCACTTACAAATAATACTGCCATTTTATTTTACTAATTTTCTTATACTAGATATTTCTGATTGCAATTTTTCGTAAGTCTTAATTGCCATTTCACTTTGGTTTTTTAAACCATTATTTAGTTTATCCCAACCCCTAGCTAAATCTTTATCAATTTTTGCTATTTTATCATAGCCATCACTATAAATACCTAAATAAACTTTGTGTGCTTTTATTGCATCATTTATTGCACCTAATGATTGTGTCAAATTACTTTGTGCTGATTTTATAGCACTATTAGCTTTTTTATCTGCTTTCTTAAATTCGCCATCTATATCAAGACCTAACTCCACCTTATGCGTGTCTAGTTCTATACCATTGAATAGTTTACCTAGTGCTATATTTAATTCTTTATTGTTCATTTTAATATCCTTTTTTATTTACAAATCCATTTTTAGGCATTCTCTTTGGTGCAACAGGTACTTCTTGCTCGTTAGTTTCAGGCTTAAAACCCATACTTCTAGCTTTAGTAGTTGTAACTATCTTATCTGCACTACTAGCCTTTTCACCAGCTTGTAGGTAAATCCTACGAAACCATTTATGGTGGCAGTTGCCCCCACCTTTAAACTTCCATATAGAATAGTTATCTGCGCCATTTAATCCCCAACCTTTATTAACACCTCTACTACCCATTCTAATTATATCCTCTTTACGATATACTTTACCAGCAGACATCATCTTAGTACAGAACTCTCTCTGTTGCCCACTAGAACGAGTTAAGCCTTTATCTTCTGTATATACATAACGTACTCTAAACTTACTCTTGTGTTCTTGTTGGCTTTGCCCATCTTGCTCTGACTTAGCATTGGGTATTGCTCTACCTGTCGTAGCTAATTCTAATTTCTCTAAGTTGTACTCAAAGTCAAAATCTTCGTGTTCGCCCTCTGCATCATCTTCGTCTATGAGTTGCCAATTTTCTAAGTCCTCATCTTCGCCAAACTCCATTATACACTTATCTAACTCTGTGTATTCAGCTAGGTTTTGTTCTTCGGCTACTGCTTCTTCATTTTTCTCTAATGGCTCATATCCAAGTTCCTCTCTAATCTCATCTTGCGTAAGAACTTCTTTAAGCGTATCAGCATCAAACATAGAATTTAACGGCTTAACATCTTTTATGCTCAATGGTATGGTAACACCATTTACTGCTAAAAGTTTCTTAAAAGTCTTTAAAAGCTGATTTTGGAATGGTTTTACTACACTATTCATATATAACTCGTATGCTTGTAGTAATTCGTTACGACCACCAAGTTGCCCCTCTGTCTTAACACCTAAAAGCATAGGACTTGTTACCCTATGACCTATCATTATGTTTTGTACGCATAACTCATTAAGTACTGTATATTGCTTATCTGCATCAGATACTTGTATAGGTATAATTTCAGGCTTACTATTAGCATCATCACTAAACGTAAGTACAAATTTACCAGCATTATTAGAGCCTGTGAACTTCTTAGCTATTTGTCTTTCTATCTGTACTCTTTCTTCTCTTGTTGGTACTCCATTAGCAAAGTTAATAAAGTACGAGCCACTAAAACCATTAGTAATATTGTTTAAATGGAAGTCAGATGTTAGATTATCTATCTGTATCCAATTCGTACTAGCTACATAATCAGGAGTGTGGTATAATTCCATAGCTGGTGAATATAAACCACTATATAATAATTGGCTACCCTCACTTCTATCCATCATATTAAATGGTGCGATGTGTTTAGGTGCGTATTCTTTCTTTCTGTATTGTGTCCAATCAGTACTTAGGTAATAGCAAGGTACTTTACCATCTTCATTAGGTACACCTATTCTAACTTGCTCAACAGGTACGTGGTGTAGTTCAGCTATCTTAGTCTTATCTTTAGACCATATTACATTGATAGCGTATGCACCTTGTAGTTTTAAATCAAATGATAACTTAACAAATAATTCGTGTGCGCTTTCTGTACCATTAACTGCTGCTAAGAACTTCTTTAATGCTACATATTGCTCTAAATTATCGCTATCTTCTACAATAAAATCCTCACCAGCTATCATTGATGCAGTAGCGTTGATAATCGCACTATTTGTTGCACTATTGTTATATAAATCTATAATGTATTGTGGGTAGTTGTTTTTGTACTCACCATCACCATACCCAATCCAATCAGCACCATTGACTTCAATGCTCTTAGGTTGTACTTCGTTTGTTAGATTTATATTTATTAGTCTTTCTTTCATTAGAATTTGTATAAGTTATAGTCTAAACCCATAAATGAGTGTACTCCATTATCTTCTATGTTTACAGAGTATGTTTTCCAGCCTCTAGGGTGGTCGTATTCTAGTACCTCTGCTTCTGCATCTTTAGGCTCTAAGCCTTTCCATAACACATCTACGTGGTATTTATCAGATAGTATAGGTGCTTTAGTTTGTTCACCACTTTCGTTATACTCGCCTTGCTCTAACACGATATAGCCTAGTCTTACGATAACGTGATTGTGCGAAGACACTACATCACCTAATTCTGTTGTTGTTGTTCCTAAAGCGTTTATTTTACTATCTGCTTGTACGCTATCATCAAACTCGTATTTACCTATCTTATTCATTAGCTTGTTAAATTTGTAAGTTGTGTATCACTTAAAGCTTCATTAAATACTGCTACTGCTTTGCATTTACCATAGAAAGGATTTAAATTTGAATTTCCTCTGTCAAAGTTTAAAGTGTCAAAAGTATTGGAGCTTGGAACACTACCACTAGTATCTGTTGCTCTTTCTACTCCATCAACCCAC